ATCAAAATATGGAGGTAAATTTTTAACATGAAAAAAATGATGACATACTTGAAAACAGCGAAGGCAAAAGCCTTTACTCTTGTGGAAATGTAGGTTACTAAAATTATTTATATTTTCCAATTGATAACAATGTCCTCAGCTGTTACCTGAACCTTGTTTATAAGCCCTCTAACAAGTACCTTCTGTTTCTCATAATCCATTGAAAACACTTTTTCAGCGTTTAGCAGCTTCCTCATATCAGCCTTTCTTTTGTTCTTCCTGAGTGCTGGATCGTTTTCCAGTTCAGTCTCAAGAGTCGCCCTCATGCTTATAAATTCGGCTGACTTGCTCTGTAATTCTTCAAGGGTAATGCGGTCATCTATGTAGAGATCGTTAAGTCTGCTCAGTTTCTTTGATAGCTCCTCTATTTGTTTCTTATAGCTCTCACGGTCTATGGTCTCAGCATTGTCTCCTAAAAATATTTTGTCCAGGTAATCAGCGTTATCTTGTAGTTTGCTTATTTCTTCTAGCACATAGGCCTCTAGCTTGTCTTTGTAGTAAAATCCTGAGTCACACTTTTTATTGTCGTTGTAGGTAGTAACGCCTCTCAGCGTTCGTGGGTGCCTTTGATGGCATTCATATTTTTTTAACCTGCTTCCATCTTTCCTCTTTACGCCTAACATAATTTTTAAAGGAGCGCCACAATATCCACATTGGGCGATACCGGATAGAATGTACTTAGCTTGGAATGGTCTAGGATTGACATTCTCTGCTGCTGTCCTTTGTCTGATTTTTAGCTCAGATTGAGTCTTATCGTATTCCTCTTTTGAAATAATCGGCTCATGATTACCTGGATAAATTTCTCCCTTATACTGATTGAAACCACAATAGACAGGGTTATCTAGTATGGTCCTGACCGCCCGATAACTCCAAGGCACATGTTTTGGGTATTTCTCATTTAGATCATCTCTCAGTTTAGTAATGGACCTCCCTCTCAGATAACTCTCAAAGATAAACTTAACAGCCAGAGCCTGAGCTGGATTGATAGTAATGGTTCCAGTCTCTCTGTGGTAGTCGTATCCATAGGATGTTTTAGCCCACATCATAGACTTACCAGCCTTGGCCCGTCCTATTTTCCCAAGTTGCATACGTTCCTTGATTTGCTCCCTTTCCAGTTGAGCGAAGACACTCAAGAGCCCAATCATAGCCTTACCAAAGGGAGTAGAGGTGTCAAAATTCTCCTGTAGGCTCAGAAAGGCTATATTATTCTTTATGAAAATATCTTCAATCAAGTAAAGTGTGTCTTTTTGACTACGGCTAAGACGGTCCAGCTTATAGACTAGAACTGTGTCAAATTTTCTTTTTTTAGCGTCTTTGATAAGTCCCTCGAGTGCTGGTCTGTCAGTATTGGATCCCGAGAAACCACCATCGGTATATATCTTGTAGACGCTCCAGTCCTTAATATCGCAGTAGCTAGAGAGTTTGTCTTTTTGCTCCTCGATTGAGTAGCCCTCTTCTGCCTGAGATGTGGTAGACACTCTGACGTATATAGCTACTTTATTTGTTGTTATCATAGTAGTACCTCTTTCAAAATTTCCTAAAAAATGATAAAATGGGTACAAGAAAACATCTCAAAAGGCAATCTCTTTTGAAAAGTTTTTCTTGTAAGTACTAGCCTCACGCTCAGAGTCGCCAAACTTTGAGAGCGTGGGGCTTTTTTTGTTTGCAACTATTTCCATTTTAGAAACAGTTGGTTTTATTCTTTCGATAAGTGTTGTTGAATAATTAAGGCTACGTTGGCTTTCTCTTCCTCTGTCATAGGTGGATCATTTGGGTCATCCACTGAAAACTCGATAGCATGCCACTTATCATTGACTCTAATCCATTCTCTTCGTCTGTGGTATTTGCAATCTAGGTTGTGTTTAATCACTTCCATCGGTCTACTTTCGTTACTCATGTCATCCCTCCCGATATATATCCACAACTTCGCCGATAATTCGGAAGTCTGTCTCTGGTGTGATTGGCATGTCCTTGTATTCTGGATTTAAACTGTGTAAGTAAGCTTGGTCTTCGTCAATAACAAGTTGCTTGATATATGCCTCTCCGTTGTAGTTAAACACTCCGATAACACCATCATTCAAATCGACACTTGTCTGGATAAACACTAGGTCGCCATCATGATAATCAGGCTCCATGGAGTCACCTTTAATCGGAATAACAAAGTCGGCATCAATATCCACTGGCAACTCAATCCGCTCCACTCGTACATAGTTCAAGTACTGCCCTGTACCAGCAGAAGCAGCGTGGTCGTAGTAGTCGTAACCATAGAATTGAACAACTTTCTCCGATACTTCGTTTATCTTAGCTTCTTCTGTATTCATTTGTGCTTCAAGTAGTTCTTCAGAAGTTCGCAATACAGTTTTTTTATTATAAGTATTTAGCTGTCTAGCCGTGTTTGTAATTGCTTCTAAAAGTGAGTCTGATGGTTGCGTGGTAGTAGCCTTATTTTCAATAAGGTCTGATTTATTTATATTGAAATAGTTTGCCAAAAGTTCAATCTTCCCAATCCGAGGATAAGTTATTCCTTTTAGCCAATCTCGGACGGTAGTATATTTCAAATTAAGGTCAGCGCATAGTGTATTCCTGTCTACCCCTTTTTTCTCCATATAAAAACTTAGATTGTTGGCAAAAATTTCTTTATTTTCGACTTTCATTCCCATCCCTCCTTACATAGTATATTTTACGGCAAAAACGCAAAAAAGTAAAGAATAAAATAAAAAATTGCGAAAAAAACGCAAAAAACACTTGACATTGCGGTTTAACCGCAGTATAATTAAATCAAGCTTAAGGAAAAGGAGGTAAGGCGAATGATGGAACACATCATAAAAAGCCTAGCAACCAAGGACACTGCAACCGTCATCTTGGTACTAGGCTTAGTTAGAGAAGCACGTTTGTGGCACAAACAAATTTTAGAACACAAACGTAAGCTTCAAAACAAAAAGTAGAGAAAGGGGCAGAAGCCCCAACCTCTACTTGATAGTGTACCATCATTTGCCGTGAAAAGCAATGGATGAAAATGTTGGATTGATAATCCTAGCAGGATTTGTGATTGTATCTTTTACTATTCGTCAGATAGTGAAGTGCCGATGTGATAAACAAGGGAAGGAGTAGAAAAATGGAAAGTGTTGAAATTGTTGAACTAATAAAAGTTACATTTAAACGGGGGAAAGGAACAGAAGATGATCCGATTAGAGTTGTAACTCAGTATTGGGACAAAGAAAATGTATTAATCTTTGAGAAAGATTAATTATCTCTTCTTTCGATAGAATTTCGGTAGGAATCAGGTAATAGGTTATATATGTCTAGAATTTTTTTAGGTTGTGTGATTCGATTATCTACAATCAAGTTGATAAAACTTAACAATGATAAAGCTAACTCTTTGTTATCTTTTATGTCTATTTGACCTGGATGTACAGCATTATTCCCTATTACTCTAACACTGTCTAGCATTTGTTGGATTTCTATTGGCATTCCTTTAGAGACAAGACTTCCAATTTGGGTATTTAAATCTTTACCTTGTGCGTTTAAATGAGTAACAAGCTTTTCAATAGCTAGACGGGATAGAGCTGCAGAAGCTCTAGGCGATATATTTAGAACTTCTCCAGCTTCAATATAGATTTCTTTCACATCATCAGGCATATCATTATTAGGTTTAGGTACTCCTTCGGCAACATTTGGGAAAATTAATGTCGACGTTGCATCGCTTGTGTTTAATACTATCCTGGAGCCATACGTTATTTGGATTTCATTTGTTATCCAAATAGAAAATTGATTACAAGCCTGACATTGTGCAATTATAATAAATTTGATAGATTCTTTGTAATCTCTATTGATATCAATAGGATTATAAGTCCATAAATGGGAAGAGAAACCTGAACATACAGGGCATTGAAATGCTTTTGAATTGCCTGCGAAGCGACTTCCTAGGCTTAATTTAGAAAGATCAAATGACATATTTTTTCTCCAATCGTTTTATTTTGATTATACCACATTTGAAAGGTAGTTAGAATTGGAAGATAAAATCATCGAACTTGCTGATTACTTCATCAGAGAGAACACAACGTACAGAGAAGCTAAAATAGCGTGTGAAAAGTTATTTAGACAAGTCAGCCATGAGATTGAACTCAGGGCGCTGGAAAGCAGGACGAGGGTATGAAAGAAAAACTAAACGAATTTCTAAAATTCAGAAGCCAATTTACAAAACGAGAATGGTTTGAAATTAATCAAGTTGTCGAAGCTCGTTTAAATGAAAAAGCCGACCAGTTGAAACTGGACGACTTAGATGTAGAAATCATTTCTAAAAGACTAGAAAAAGTTATCTAGAAACGACTTGGATAAAGATTGGATGGATACGATAGTCAGCGCCACGATAGTGAATGTAGATATAATCCTGATGGTACATCGAGTTTGCTTCAGGTTTAGAAATTGGTGAGTAGAGTTCTGCATTTTCTTCCCACCAAATGTAAGGACTAGCCATATTTGGTCCCATTACACAATCGTCGTCGGCTGATAGGTTCACCCAATTTCCGCAAAGACATGCGTGAATTTCAGTCATAACATTACCTCCTTTCTGACTACATTATAGCAGAATTGCGAGGAACAAATAGAAAAATAAGGAGGTAGGAATGTGCCGAAAATGACATTAAAAACACTAAGAACGCTCAAAAACTGGAGACAAAGTGATGCGGCAGCAGCTGTGAATGTATCAGTTGATACCTGGGGGCATTGGGAACGTGGGATAACAGAACCTAGTGTTTCGAAAGCATATCAAATCGCTAGTGTTTTCGATGTATCAGTAGATGATATTATTTTTTTACCCAATATTGCGGTTTAACCGTAATAAAAAGGTAGAAAGGAGAAAGAATGATTGAAAATAAGCGAAGTCAAAAACAATGCTTTTTATCAGATGCCACAATGGCTTTATGAACCACCTTACAATGTGCTAAGTGATAAAGCTAAGCAGATATATATGTTTCTCTTTGATAGGCGCACTTTATCAATTCAAAACAAATGGTTTGATGAAAAAGGAGATGTGTTCGTTTACTTTACAAATGAGCAACTTATGGAGAAGCTTAATTGCAGTAACAAACCTATTATTCAAGCAAAGAAAGAATTGCATGATATCGGACTACTGAGAGAGGTTCGGCAAGGTGTGAACAAACCTAATCGTCTATATATTTCTGGAAGTGTAGAAAGTACACGTCAAGAAGTGTCAAAAGTA